CCCTCTTAGAGCGTGGCTCCAGGGTCATGTCAGCCATACATAAAAGATTGTATGTGGCGCTTAAACAAGAGTTCACTTTACTTGCAGAAGTGTTTAAAACTTATCTACCACCAGAGTATCCTTACGATGTTGTGGGTGGACAAAGAAATATTAAAGTTTCAGACTTTGATGATAAAATAGATATACTTCCTGTTGCAGATCCAAATATATTTTCACAATCTCAAAGAATAACTTTAGCTCAAACAGAATTACAACTTGCAATGTCAAATCCACAACTTCATAATTTATATGAAGCATATAGAGATATGTACACTGCAATTGGTGTTAAGGATGTAAATAGAATCCTGCCACCACCTCAACCACCTATGCCAATGGATCCTGCTGCAGAAAATATTATGGCAATGAGTGGTAAACCTTTTCAAGCATTCAAAGGTCAAGACCACAGAGCTCACATAACTTCGCATTTGAATTTTATGGCAACCAATATGGTTAAAAATAATCCTATGATTATGGGTGCATTACAAAAAAATATTTTTGAACACATATCTTTAATGGCACAAGAACAATTAGAAGTAGAATTTAGAGAAGAGATACAACAATTAATGCAATTACAACAAATGGCACAAACAAATCCTGCTATGGCGCAGTCTCCTGAGATTCAACAACAACTTTTATCGTTAAATTTAGCTATTGAAGCAAGAAAAGCTAAATTAATTTCTGACATGACACAAGAATTTAAGGAAGAAGAAAAGCTTGATCAAAACGAAGAATTAGCTAAACTAAGGGCTAATACATCGATTGAGAAAACTATTTTAGGTAAAACTCTTCCGAGTTCGGATCAAATGCCTGGAAATGTTGCAATCATTCGAAAAACTGGAGAATAAATATGAAAAAAACTAAAAAATCAAGTCACGCAGGCATGACTCATGTAGATCATGACATGTTTACGAACAAAGATGGTCTTCCAAACGGAGGAGTTGAAGTTGAGGTGTCAAAACCAACAGAAACTCAATCTGTTCAAGTAAAAGGCCAAAGAGCAATGCTTGCAGAGAAAAAAAGTAAAGCTGACTGGTATTAATTATGTGGTTAAGTGCTATTAAATTAGCCGTTTCTGCTGGAAGTAAGATATACGCCAACAAGCAGAGAACAAAAATGGCAATGTCAGATGCACAATTAATGCATGCTGAACGTATGGCCCGAGGTGACGAGGCTTACCAGGGTAAACTTTTAGAAGCCCGTCAATCAGACTGGAAAGACGAGGCAGTCCTCATAATTCTCAGTTTGCCCGTGTTGGTGCTTGCATATGCGGTTATATCAGATGACCCAACTGCTATGGACAAAGTAAAATTGTTCTTCGAAATGTTCTCGCAGCTCCCGTCATGGTTCACAAACCTCTGGATCCTTGTAGTAGCGTCGATTTATGGTATAAAGGGAACGCAAATATTTAGAAACGGAGGTAAAAAATAATGGCAAAGAAAAAAATAAAAAAACTTCTTAAAGGTTTAGGTGTAGGTGCTGCGCTTTTAGGTGCAGGTAGAGCTTTAATGAATAGAAGAGACAAAGCAAATCAAATGAAAGAATTTCTTGCAACGGAAGGTGGAGACTTATCAGATATGTCAGGTATGATTAATGAATTTGGTATGGCCCCTGTTAACCGTAGAGGTTCTATTTTAGCTAATCCTGGAATAAACAGAATTACAGATTATCTGCCTATGAAAAAAGGCGGTAGAGCTAAAAAAGGCTTTGCTAAAAAGAAAAAACAAGCAAATAGGAGTAGAAAAAAATAATGCCTGGAACAATGATGATGAAAAGACCTATGATGAAAAAAGGTGGCAAAGCTTTAAAAAAAGTTAAGCCAAGTCAAAAAGGTTTAAAAAAATTACCCAGAAAAGTTAGAAACAAAATGGGTTATATGAAAAACGGTGGTAGAGCTAAGTAATGGCTAGACC